TTTCTTCAGCAATTTGTTCCAAGTATGGATCTAATGCCGTTCCTAAATCTTTAGTAGAGAAATCGCCAGTTTGCTGTTTTACACCTGATAAATCTAATTTTAAAGGAATAGTTAGGGCCTTTATTGGTGATAGATACCCTTCTTTTATAGCTTGCACTAATGAATACTCATAGGCCAAACTTTCAAAATAAGAACCTAGATTTCTCATATCTCCACGATCTGGCGTTGCCGTTACACCTAATACATTCGATTCATCAAAGTGTTTTAATACTCGTTGGTATCCTTCACTAATACAGTTCATCAACTACTATAGTGTCAAAATAATCTGGTGGAAACTTACTTAAACGCTTTTCTCGTTGCATGGTTTGCACAGAACCAACAACTACTCTTAAAAAACTGCCTAGACTAGTCTGTTCTGCTTTTTCAGTTGCTGTTTTTAGCCCTGTTGACTTTTCTAATTTGTCAGAGGCTTGATCTAATAATTCACCACGATGAGCAAGGACGAGCACACGCTCGCCTGCCCTTACCCGGTCTTCAATTATTTTGCTAAATACTATCGTTTTACCACAGCCTGTAGGCAAAACTAATAATGTTTTCTTTTTGTTATTCTGCCATTCATTTTGAACAGCAGAACGTGCTTCCTCTTGATATGGTCTAAGCTTCATTACCGTCACCTTCTATGCAAGGATCGTAATACGATTAGAATCAATTTCTTCAGATAGTTCATCTTTTAGATACTCTCGAATATTGGTAATTGCTTCATTTCTCCACGCCCCACCATCAGCTTCAAAGATTGCACAACGAGGGCCATCTTTCATACGGAAAATAAATTGGCTTTCAGGTTGTTTGACTTCTAAAAATGTTCGATACGGAGCAAGTTCTACAGGGTTTGGAACACGAACATCTGCTTTTGAAGCCACGCCTTGATTAATAGTGACTGCTTGGCTAACACCGTCATCTCCTGTAGTTTTTACATTTTCTTCAGCAATATTGCCAACAACTTTTAAAAGAATGACACGGTCCTTGTTATCGACAAATTTTGACTGCAAAGCAATATTGAAGGTTTCAGTATCCATGAAACAGTCAAAATTGAAAGTCGGGATAATCGCTTGAGCAACAGCTAGTGTTTCACGTTCCCCATTTACTTCAAGCAAACCTTTTACTGAAACTGTCGCTTCATTTTTAATATGCACAATTAGTTTTTTTGATTCTCTCTCTAAATTTGCTTTAATATAATTCACTAATCCACTTAGTGTATTAATTCTTAGAGGTTCCTCTGCAGTGTAGACACGAGGTAAAATTTCTTTTCCTTGTCCTGCAGCATCTACTAAAATCCAACGTTCGTCGTTATCGAAATTAATCAATCGATTTTCTGGTTTGATTCCTTGTTCCATTAAATATTGAATTGCTTCTTTAGTCATTGTCATTTAATTATCCTCTTTTCTCTTGTAAATCTATGATTTGTTTTTGCTTTTCTTCTTTTTCAATTACATCAATTGATTCACCAATATCTGTTTTGGGTTCCCCTGTTTCTGGATCCATATACGTTTGACCAGGGACTGAAGATTGAAGCTCGTGTGCCTCAATCTGTCCTGTATTTAAATCTTTTCCTGTTAATACCGTTGTATTCACTCCATCAACTGGTGCTAATTTCAAACTAAAATCACTTGTCATTGAAACTACTTGACGATTTTCATCTGGTTTAAATTCTAACTTAATAGTGATTGCTCGCTTAGCAACTGGAGAAGTATTCGGATCATGAATATTTTCAAACAACTTTTTTAATTCACCATCTAATTTTTCTTGAATTGCTCCATTAGCTAATTTGGATAAATTTAATTCGATTTCTTTGCTCATAGTATTTTCCTCCTAAAATGCTCCTGGTTGATATCCCTGAGTTGGCTGTTGAGCTGGATGTGGCGCCTGTGGTGCTTGCCAATTGTTTTGAGCTGGTTGTTGATAGTTATTTGCTGGCGGTTGTGGTTGTTGATATGTTGATTGTGTTGACCCAGGTCGATCGTTTAATTGCTTTGTTGGGTCTACGTCTTCGGAATAAATCATGTAACCTGTAGAATTGTATTCATTTCCATTACTACCCATTTCTTTTTTTATAGAAGTTACACCAATTGATCCAACCACTGTCTGCCAATTCATTTGCAGTTGTTCGCCATGTTTCTTTTGTCCGATAGCCCCGAAAAATGCAGAAACCATTCCTTCTGTTCGTGTATGCAAAAATAGATTATGCTTTACAGTTTTGGTTTCCCCTGTTCGAGTATCAATTTTTAATGTCAAAATTGCCTTATTGCAAGGTGGAAGTGGATTTTGACTTTTCGAATTTGGATTTGGTGTATGGCGTGCTCGTTCAAATTTTTCTACTGTAAACCAGTATTCTCCTGGTTCTAATAAAATAAATTCGCTGTCTTGGACAATCGTGTCATCCCATCCTAGTTCTCTATCTTGCTGAAATTGTTGTGTCATTATTTTTTCCTCCTAGTTTACTTTTTGTTTTCTAATTTCTTGAATCATCGCAAACACATCTGGCCAAGCTGCAACCAATACGCCATCAATGTAACCAAGATCATAATTTTGAATTGGGGTACCTGTTGGGTAATAACCTTTAGACTCTGTAGCTGCCATAATTTCTTCTGGTAAAACGTTGTTAGCTTTCATTAAATCGACTAAGTTTTGTGGAATACCTGTATAGTCAACCGATGAATCGTTAATAGATTGTACTTGTGGTTCTGACTGTAATTCTTGATGATTCTCTTGTACTTGCGGTTCCATTACTGGTTGTTGCACTGGCAAAGGATTCTTGGGCGCAAAAATATGTGCTAATCCAGCAAAGCTCATGTCCATTTCATCGGGTAAACTAAAACGATTCTTAGCATCCCAAGCTGGATGATGTGTCGTATAAATAACTCGTTTTCCACCTTGACCTTTAAACTTACTTCCTTTATCATCCGCAGCAATAGATAAAGTTTTGTAATTACAAAATAAAACCATGTCTCCCCATTCTTTAGTTATTGAGGCTGTTTTAGCTGTCGTCTTATTACCTAATTTTAATTCCCACCGATCATAAGCACCCATTTCATCTGGCTGTTCAAACTTTACAATTTTGGCATGAGCTGTAAGAACAACGTTAATTCCTAGTTCCGTTAAATCTGATAGCTTATTTAAAAAACGGCCAAATTCTTCTTCTAATTTTATAAAGCCCTCTCCGTAACCAAATTGGGTAATACTTGTTTTATTTGCGCTACTAGTAATAAACTCAATACACAAACGTTCTGCCCAGTCTGCTGTATCTATAACTAATGTTTTACATGGCATAGTTTGCTTAACAAATTCAATCTGTTGCATCAACATACTCCAACTAGTTGGTTTATCCATTCGAGCAACGTTCATATTATTAGTACTTCCTTCAGTATCAATAAATAATGGATCTGGAAACTCGGCTGCCAAAGTAGATTTTCCAATTCCTTCGGGGCCATAAATTACTGATTTTTGTGCTTTCGCAATTACTCCACGTGTAATGTTCATATATTAGAATGCTCCTTTCGTCCATGTTGGTTTTACTTGTTGAGGTGGGGTTCCGCCCTCAACTAATTTATTTTCAGTTACATATCCATCTTCAATAATGATGCTACATTCTTCCCCAGTAGACACTCTGGTAGCAATGGCTTGTAATCCTTCTTGTTGCAGCCACTGACTAAATTCATTAAGTGTAATCATATCCATCTGTTCCAATTTATCTAACAAAACAAAGCCACATTGAGGTTTTAGTTTGCGTACGATTGCAGTTGAAACTTTTAATTGATCTGAACCACTCATGTTGCCCCACTGCTGTCCCTTATAAACCAACTCACCATCTTTTACTGATAATTCAGGTAGTGGCAAGTCAGCATTTTCTAATAATTTCATACGCTCTTCACGTACAAGATCAATTGCATCAGATAATTCTTTGTACTGATTTAAATAGTCTTCAGCCTCCTGTTCAGCTTTTTCTTTATCAAGATTTGCTCGAACTTTACGATTTATTTCGTCA